CCAGCTCTTCGTGGATTTGCACTCCGCTCTGCTTCCTAATCTCTTAACACAAAAACAGCGCCCCTTTATGGGGCGCTACAAGGAGAACTAAATGAGTAGTGTTTACACAAGAAACCGTAAGCCCACAGGGCTGGAATACTTCGACACGGCAACACAGTTGTATATAGAACTGCGCCGGGTGACTGGGAATAATGACATTTTCCCAAAGCGCAGCTTGTATACCGACGTTATTCCGATGATTGACCTCTACCATGAAATGCGTAAGTACATGGTAAAGGCTCAGACCAGATTCCCTGATACGCCGGAGAATCTTGCAATCCGCAAGGAGTACATTCAGAGAGCCATTGAATCCGGCGAGGCCTTGATGATAATGGTTCAGGACTGCGTGTGGGTACTGGACAAGGTTACGCCATCACGCATGGAGCAAGTAGGCCAACTGCTTCGCACAGAGCTTAATTTGCTTCGTGCATGGAAAAGCAACTCTAAGGTTCTCCGCTCCAAAAACTAAAAATAAACAACTTGGTTATTCGCTGAATACGGTACAACTGGTGGTTGGAGACTGCTACCAGTGCCACTAACTTTGCTAATGTCAACAACAACGGCAATGCCAACAACAATGCCGCCAGCTACTCGTGGATTTGCGCTCTGATTCCGTCTTAATTGGCTCGTCAAAGTAAGCTATGCTGAAATCAATGCCACAAATGGAAGGAGCGAATAACCATCCCAATCAAAAAGAAAGGGTAAATAAGTGTGGTGATGATAGGGGCGGACGCTTCTTGCATGGGCAGGTACGCACTTAGCCTGTTTTCATGCCCCAAGTCTACGCAGATAGAACAGTGCCCAACAACAAGTCTGTACGCCACACCAAATACCAACGTATGACCAGCAAACAAAGACACCAAGCACGATACGAACGCCGCCACGCAGCCAGAGCCAAGAAACGGCAGGCGGCAATAGCACAGTATGATAACTTCGATAACCTATGCACACTGGATAACCTTTTCAACGCAGCGAAAGCTTCAAGACGGTCTATCCGTTGGAAGTCCTCAGTCCAGCGATACTTTATGAGCTATATGAGGAACATTCTTGACTTGCAAGAGAAGCTAGAGGCCGGAAAGAACGTGGCAATGGGATTCATTGAATTTGACCTTGTCGAACGTGGCAAGACCAGACACATCAAATCCGTGCACTTCAAAGAGCGAGTGGCGCAGCGCACTCTATGCGATAACGCACTTACTCCTGTTCTGAGCCGAAGCCTTATCTATGACAACGGCGCTTCTCTCGACGGCAAAGGCATCTCTTTTACACGCTCCCGGTTGAAACACCACCTAAGACAATACTACAGGCGAACAGGCAGCAACGACGGATATATCCTACTGATGGACTTTAGCGGCTACTTCGACAACATTATGCACGAGCCTCTATACCAGATTCTTGATAGAGCCTTTTCTGACAAAAGAATCGTCGAGCTGTGCAAGCAGTTCATTGAACCTTTCGGTCAAAAGTCTCTCGGCATAGGTAGCCAAGTCTCACAAATTCTTGCCATCACATACCGAAGTTGCATTGACCACTTCATTAAGGAAGTTCTGAGGCTGAAAGAGTACGCCTGTTATATGGACGATTCATACGCCATATGTAAAAGCAAAGAGCGCCTGAAGAAGTGCTACGCAGAGATTGAGAAGAAGTGCACAGAGCTTGGCATAAAGCTGAACCCACGGAAAACGCAGATTGTAAAGCTGTCCCACGGATTTACCTTTATGAAAACAAGAGTGTATCTGACCGGCAGCGGGAAGATTGTAATGAAGCCCTGCAAGGCCAACACCGTCAGAGAGCGGCGAAAACTTAAAAAGTTCCGCAAGCTCCTTGACCTTGGCGAAATGACACTGGAACAGATAACGTGCTCTTATAGCTCCTACCGAGGTTTCATACTCAAAGATTTTCACAGCCACAGAACAGTGCGTAGCATGGACAAACTTTTCCATGAGCTGTTCGGCTACAACATTCGTATAAATAAAAAGGAGGAATTTTAGAAATGTTTGTTTACATTGATGAACGTAACAGAATCATGGCCTACAATCCCAACGACATGTCCGGCAATACCGGCTGGGAGGAAGTGAAAGAGGACGTTGCAGACCCGATATTCAACGACGACGGTGTTCCGCTGTACAAGTACTCCAAAGGACGTGCAGTGTCACGCACCAGCAAGGAAATTGCAGCCGACACCCCAAAGCCGGAGGTTGTAACGCCTACTGAGATTGAGCAGTTGAGAGCAGATGTTGACTACATCGCAATGGAGACGGGGGTTGAACTATGAGTAAGAACTATGAAAAGGTAAAAGCCTACTATGACCGTGGCGCATGGAGCAAAGAGCGTGTGCACAGCGCCGTTGGCAAATGGATCACCGCCGACGAGTACGAGACAATCACTGGCGAGAAGTATGAGGAGTAGGCCGTGGACGACGACAAAGACCTTTCGGGGCTAATTGAGGAGGAATAAAAAATGAGCAAAAGAGAAGCGGCCATAACCCAGATGGAAACTTGGGCGGCCGACGACAGCAACCATGGCTATGACCAGACCTACCGTTGGGGCGAACGGGGAGATTATGACTGCTCTGGTGCCGTTATTTCGGCATGGGAGTTGGCCGGAGTTCCTGTCAAAACCAATGGCGCTACTTACACCGGCAACATGAGGGAAGTTTTCTTGCGGTGTGGGTTCACCGACGTGACCGACACTGTAGACCTTTCCACCGGCAGCGGCCTTGTGCGCAGCGACGTTTTGCTGAACCATCAGCACCACACCGCTATGTATTGCGGTAATGGCTATGAGGTGGAGGCTAGTATCAACGAGCTGGGGAGCACTACAGGCGGCACACCCGGCGACCAGACCGGGCGTGAGTTCCTTGTACGGAGCTACCGTAACTACCCTTGGAACTGCGTGTTGCGCTATACTGGGGACAAGGAAAGCACTGAGACGGAAACCACCACTCCCATTTACACCAGCCCTACCTATGAGTACTCCATAAAGCTGGGGCTACTCAAACAGGGAATGCAGGATTACCAAGTACTTGTGGTTCAGACCCTGCTCACGGCGCTTGGCTACTATACAAGCTCCTGCGACTTCATCTTCGGTGAACTCACCAAGAGAGCCGTGCTGTCATTTCAGGCCGACAATGGCTTGGAGACTGACGGAGAAGTCGGGGCGCAGACTTGGACAGCTTTACTCAAAGGCTAAACTTTGAACGAGGGGAGACGTTGAAAGTGGAAATTGTGTTAAGCATTCAGAACATCATTACAATAGCCGCTGTTATCTCTGCTATAGCAGCCCTTGTCGCCTACTACAATAAGGCGTACAAGTGGGTACTTAAGCAGGAGCAGCAGGACTTGGACATTGAGAGCATCAAGAAAGATAACACCATGCTTACATATGGCGTTCTCGCTTGCCTCAAAGGTCTACATGAGCAAGGCTGTGACGGTCCAGTTGAGGAAGCCATAGCCAAGTTTGAGAAGTATCTAAATCAAAAAGCCCACGGGCAAAATTTATAAGGAGGAAACAAAAATGAAACTCAATGACAAAGCCTATGACATCTTGAAGTGGATAGCTCTTATCGTTATCCCGGCACTGGCCACCGCCTATGTCGGCTTGGCCTCCGTGTGGAACTGGCCTTATGCCACTCAGGTTGCAGAAACCGCCACCGTTGTATGTACTCTGCTCGGTGCTCTGCTTGGTATCAGTACCGCACAATACAACAAAGATGGGAGTGAATAATATGTGAATATTATTTCAAAATTGGTGGCAATTTCGTTAGTAAATTCGTTAGTAAAATTGACGTTTATTTTGACTTTACAGTGTAATATTGGGACAAACACTTTCCAATTGAACTTCTCTCAAAAGTTAAATAATTAGACAGAATTGCCGCCAAAAGTGCCCAAAATTAAAGAAAAAGCCACGTTAAAAATACTTTAACGTGGCTGCTGCTTTGGCAGGGGAAGAAGGCTTCGAACCCTCGGCCTACGGTTTTGGAGACCGCCGCTCTACCAGCTGAGCTATTCCCCTATATT